CCTCAGCGGCTCTGGCCTTTCCTGCCATGTCCAGTGCTTCCCGGCCGCCGACCTCGACTCCTCGTATAGTCTTACCACCCACTTTGAGTAGCTCTGGGCCAACCAAAGATGCCACGGTACCGGCCATTAAGCCAACACCACCAGCCTTGTCTCCAGTCTGTCCACGCTGGCCGATCTCCCGTAGGTTGAGCATGTCCTCACCCATGGCTTCTACCTTGCCATACGGAGCGGGCATACCCTCGGGAGCGGAATGTAACGGGTTCAATCCAGCACTGAAGCCGCTGGTGAACCGGCCCAATGCGGAGGTACCAAAGCCCGACTCGGAGCCTTGTGGTTGAGCGATTCCAGTTGGACCAGTCTGAGGTCCTCCTTGGGGCATAGTCCCACTGAACCCTCCACGACCGGGATGACCAGATGTATCGGGCGGTTTATCTGAGGGCTTGGTCGCAGGAGTTGTGGCCGCCGCAGTCTTGTCCATCCGGGTCCAACCCTTGCTCTTGGCAATCGGACCCAACTCTTTCCACTTGGATACGGGAATGCGCTTCTGCTCCGCACCCTTCTGTACGGTGATGTATTGTTCGTCTGCCATTAGAAATCGTCCGCGCTGGCTGCGATGGGTGCCGCTACTTGAGTCGTACCGGGGACGCCCTTATGCAACCGGTCCAGAACTCCTTGGTACAGGTCCAACTGCCGATTCAGAATACGAAGGTCAGGTGTGCCGAAACCGGGAACGGCGCGGGCGATGGCCTTACGCAAATCGTCGCTGCCCTGTCCCATGCCACCCAGATTACGGAGTACCATGGCGTTCTCCTGCAACACGGCAAGGGCTGTCATGTAATTGACAACGTCATCGGGGAGTTGTTTGGCTACCTCGCCACTGACGAACGTATGAATGGCGGCCTCTGGACTATTAGAGCTGAGTGCCAGAATCATGCCCGCCCGGTACTTGTCGGGGATGCCATGCTTCAAGTCCTTGGCGGAATCCCGCACCAGACCAATGGTGTAGTTCAGGTCGCCGAACATGGATTCCTTCTGCATGGCGTTCATACCCTGTGATGCAGGCATAAACGCGCCGGGGTACTTGTTAATGATCTCGGGGCTGAACTCCCGCATGTCCCCGGCCTTGATCCCCAATTCGGGAATGTCATGGGATGCAATCACGCCATACTGACGACTGGCCGTGTAGGTCTCGGCACGGATATGTGCCAATTCCTTCTTGGATGCCTCGCCCTTCGCCCATGCAACGTTGGCATCGTGCCATTTACGCAGGTACCAGTCAGGATCACCGGGGATGCCCGCTTTGAACTCTGGATCGCTCGGCGTGTGCCATTCCCCATCGGGACCCTTGAGGCTATTGGGGGTGCTGTCCACAATCGACAGCTTGCCTATGTCCTTGACGGAATCTTTCTTCCCGGTAACCTGCTGGAGTTTGCCGTCCGGGCCTATAGTTTCAATCGCCCGTGCTGGCTTGAATGGATCGGTCTTGTCGAACGCGAACCAGCCATACTTGCCATCTGGTCCAACGCCTTGCTTGAACTCGAACTTGTCGATGGACTGCCGCTTGGCCTCAAGATTGATCCTCTCCTGTTCCTCACCGATACGGGCGGCTTCCTCAGCCTGCTTGGGATCGGGTTGAGACACGTTGCCCATCATCTTCCCAATCGACTCCTGCATCTGTGATGTGCGCTGGGAAGGGTCCATACCGGGTCCCTGCTTGTACTGGTCCATCTTCTGCTTGGCCCCGACCATCTTCTTGTAGGCGTTCTGCACCTTGAAGAACCGTTTGAGTCCCTCACGGTGGACGTTCTCCTCTCCGCTCAGGAGGTCGACGTTGAGGGCCTTGTACATATTCTTGAGGCGCTTTACCGCCTTGGGATTGGCCGGGTCGAGGTTGGCCTTCACCCACGGGTCTTGTGCGAGTGCCTGCTGGACCTTCTTCTTGTAGTCGGGATCGGAGGGATCGCCCGCCATAACCTGCGCCTTTTCGAGAGCGCGGTTGAAGCCGTCCCACTCGTTCATGGCATCCCTGATCTGGTTCTGCTTGTGCTGGGCGACCATGTTGTGGACCAAGCTGCCCATGTTGCCGAGCGCCTGCCCAATGTCGGCCCGCTTGTTGGTCTCGTGGTGGGTGTCGAATCCCTGTGGTTGCATGGACTCGGGGGAGAACTGCGGACGAGGCTGTTGCATATCCATCTTGGGCTGCATGGATCGCGCCATGAGCTGCTGGATGAATTGCTGCAACTGGGCCTTCTGGTTGTCCACTACACCGGGACCACCCGTAGTTGGAGCTGGTGTCGAAGTTTGATCTGTCCCATTCATAGGTTAGTCATCTGATGTCATGCTGCTCATAATGGCGTCCATATCGTCGCTCGATGTTCCGCTGCTCCCACCACCACTGCTAGAGCCGCTCCCACCGCTTGGAATCAACTGGCCTAAAGACTTTGCAAGACTACCCGCGCCACCCAGCAGGGCACCAATTCCACCCAACTGAGATGGCTGTTCCTTGCCGCTCAGGAGCACTTGCATATAGTTCTGGACGCTCTGTTCGTAAAGATTGCTGAGGATTTGGCCTTCGTCGAGGGTTGCTTGGGACATGAAATCCCCCAACCCTATCGCGGCCGCGCTGCTCGATCCCAGCCCCTCAGCGCCGAACTGCTCCATGATGTTGGCCTGACCTCGCTCGATGCCCGGTTGCAACGCCGCCAGCAACGACTGGGCAACCTGTGGGTTATACCCCGCCCCATTGGCGATGAACGCCGCCAACAGGCCACCAATCGCACTGGGATATCCCGCTTTGTGGAACGCCTGCGTGAGCTGGTTGTACCACTGTTGCGTTGGGCCACCAGCCGCTCCGGGCGTGCCGGTTGTGAACCCCGTGACCGTGCTCCCCAGTCCAGTAAGGGCCTGCAACAGTTGGTTGGGGTCCTCGCCCCCAGTGTTAGCTGGGAACGTCATGGACGGGGCCGAGGAGCCAGTGGGGTATGCTGGGATCAGCGGATTGGTGCTAGGCGTACCAACGGTACCCGGAGGTGCCGGTCCCGTGGGAACAGGTGGGCCATCATTGGATTGATATGGTCCACTATAGCTATTGCTTGATCCACCCGGAATACCTGAATAAATTGGGTTCATAGCTACCTAGCATTATAGCGTGGAATCACAATCCCCACTTGTCGGGTATTGAACATCGAATCGCGCTCGTTCTGGAACAGGCGGGCTGCCAATAGTCCCGGCCGTCCACGCTTGCCACCGCTCGACACATACTCGGGGTCGCCATAGAGCCGGTCATGGATGTCCTTGCCCATATCCGTCCACCGCTTGATATAAGCGATCCTCTGCGCGGCCCCATAAGCTATAATGTCAAACCACGCATTGTCGATATAGAGCGGGTCGGTGATCGCGGGAGGCGTCGAGAATGTGTGCTTGACCTGATAGCGCAGGAACACCGTGTACGGCGCGTTGGGCGTCGGCCCCAAATGAAAGTTGCTACCATACCGAGTGAACCGTGAAGGAATGCCTTGGGTAGCGGGGGCAATCATCAACTCGATGGCGCGAGGAGTTTTGTAGTCGATGGAGGTTACGACCGTGTTGTTGGGGTAGTCCACGTAGAGTCCCATGGACTCGGGGAAGGTGTAATCGTCGCCCGCGTTCAGGAACAGAGTGGTTGGATAAATAGATAGACCAGTGGTGAGCTGGAAGTTGGGGCCGGTCGTACGCAGCTCCTCGAAGGGATTGGACTCAGTGATCTCCCACACCGTTTTGGCCACGTAGTTGGCGATCTGCGCGTTCGAGATATCGGTGCGTCCCTGTAGGGCGTCGATCACGTCCTGCTGGATCGTCTGGATCGTCCCAGTGGGGGTAAGACTCGAAAGTGGGCTAGAGACAGGCATTAGAAGGCAATCGCCAAAAAGGTCAGGCTATCTCCCACTATAATAGAACCACTTACTGTACAAGCAGTGGTGCTATATGGTGTGGTTTGTGGTATTAAGATATTTGCAGTTACGTCCTGAACCCAACATAGAAATGCATGAGTGGCTGTATACCCCGGCGTGATCGTTACGGTTGGCCCAACACCAAACCCACTACTACACGTAAATGACCCTGCCCATGCACCGCCTACTATGGTAGTGATAGTAGTACAAGCCTTTGTCCCAGTGATGCTAGAGACACTTCCCGTGGCGGTCAACTGCGTGGCGTTGATCGTGCTCCCACTCGCGGCCGAGAATGGTCCAACTGCGGAACCAGAGATTTCGGCGAACAGTCCCGCCCCGGTAGTCCATATCTCCCCATTTACCGGCGCTCCGGGGGCCGAGCCGGGAATCTGGAGATATCCACTCACTACCTCATTTGTGGGTGTGAGTAGGCCACTCACGGACTCGTTGCCTATAACCGTCGCCCCATAAAATGTGATGGGGTTGGTAAAGGTGTTGTTACCGGTGAAGGTGTTGTTGCCCGACAAGCTAACACCATTGGCAGAAGGGGAAGGAAAGGTGTAGGCATACACCAGAGTGTTCATGCTACTTCCAAGCACTGTGATAGTCTGAGTGGTGCCGTAAGCCGCGCAGAAGTTGTAGTTCCCGTAAGCATCGGCCACCACGGGCTGGGATTCCGCCGTGGTACCCGTCGCGGTGGCATAGATCGGACCCGGCGACACCGTAACTAGGGCACCCGGAACTACCGCCGCGAGGTTGTTGAAACCTACCCGCGAGGTAATGGCTTGGCTATAGAAGCACGAGTTCTGGGCCACCGACACGACAGGGGCCAGAATTAAAAGAACAAGAAACAGTAGCTTACGCCGCAAGGAGCACCTCCGCATAGGTAGTGGCCGCGCTGGCCAGCCACGATATCGCCGAGAACCCTCCCACCGACGGATTGCTCGAATAGTTCGCAATCACACAGAAGATGCTGTTGGGCGCGAGGACAAATGGGGAAGCCCAAGCTGACCCACCCGTTGGGGTGCCCGTGATGGCTATGGTGTTGGATGCGCTGATATTGCGAATGAACACGGTCCAGATCGTCGTGGCGGGCAGCACGAGGGCCGTGCTGGCAGTAGGCACCAGATAATAGGCATCGTAGTAGCAGGCCACTGCCTGAGCCACCAACGATGCTATGGGACTATTGACGCGCTGGGTAGATGCCGCGTTATCAAGGACTTGGAGGGTAGCTCCCGCAAGCTGAACGTTTACGTTGGATGCCAAGGGAAACGACCAAAGATAGGGCCTCCGAGCCAGTCCCGAAAGACACTATTCAACCCCATTATACCACTCAGAAGATGACGATATTGTAGCCCACAGAGGCCGTATCACACATCAGATAAACGTTGCCCAGAGCCTTGTTGGTCGCGGCCGTGTTGGTCGTGTGGGACGTGGATTGATAAATGCGGGCGGCGGCCTTCGTGTGGGGGATGATAAAGTTGGGCGCGTAGGGGAGGTTGTGCTGGATCACGAACTCCGTGTTAGCCGTTCCCGGCGTTGTGCCCGTGGCCTTCCAGCATTGGATGTTGCGATCCAGTTCGGCATTCCCCACCGGCACGCTGGTGCTGGCCGGTGTCCCAAAACTGATACGCGACAGGGCCTTATTCAGCAACTCCAGATGGTATTGAAGCTGGCCTTGGTTTGGTTGGAGTTGTAACGTGCGAGGCGGTTTCATTTGGGAATCCTGCAAATATACACAATACACGCAATGGTGACAGCCAGCCCCATCACAGTCTGTGACACTGAACTTAGTAATGCAAACATATCCAACAGTGTCATAGTGTGACCTCCTCGTATTCTCCGGTCATGGTCACGCTCACGATGGATAGAGGTCCGGCACCGGCACCTCTTGACCAGCTCACCTGTGGCCGGTATCCGGTTAACACCAGATCAAAGAAGGCGGACATGAGGGTGTTGGTGGGGAGTACGTTGCCCAAGGTTAGGGTTGCCGATTGCGATACCACCTGTGCGTTGTCGTTGGTAGCGGAGACGGTGAAGGTGACGGTCACTAGGCCAAGATCACGGTACACGACGAAGATGCGACGGACAGTGGGAACGCGGCCAACGACGATATCTTCCATGCGGTAGCTATAGCTGGAGCCATCCACCGTGTCGTTGTAGTTGTCCGCCGAGAATGTACCGATGTACGCGAGGCTGCCTGTGGCTCCCTGTGTAGGAACCATCAGGAAGAACTGGGTAGCTAGGAACCCACCGTTTTCGCCAAAGGTACTCATGGTAATGGTTTGGTTCCTCCCTGCCCACGTCCACCCACTACACCACCCCCGCCGCCACCTCCACCTGTGGTCAGGGTCGTGTTGCTGCCACTGGTAACCACGCTGGAACCTGCGTATACCGTAGCGGGATCACCGATCCAGCAGCCGTTGGGTTGTCCCACTGACACGCCGGTAAGCGTCCACGAGGCCCAGTTGTTGTCGTCGAAGGAATAGACATAGACACGAGTAGAGCCATTGGAGAGGGGGATGAACAATTTGTAGACCAAGCACACCCGGTACACCGAGTAACGTGGCACGATTACGCCGGATGGGGAGCCGTTGGTGTTGGATAGGTCCTGCATGATGGCATCACGCGCACCCGCTCCAATCGGGACCACGTTGCCGGGAGTGATCTGATAGACGTTGTTCTGCGCCACGAACACGCCGTACGAGCCGTATTGGGCGATGCTGGTGGGGTATACGTTGCCGATGCCTTGCTCCGAGGCCCACAGGTGGTTGAAGTCGAAGGGGGCGGTTCCAACGCCGGTGGGGTCCATTTCGGTGATGCCGTTCGAGCGGAACACGTAGCCCACACGGCCAAGGAACAGGAGGCCGGTGATTACGTCGGGTACGTCTAGGAAGTCGTTGAAACCCGCGTTCACGTTGACGGTCGGATCGAAGGTCGCACCACCTGTGCCAAGGTTGGAGCCAAAAGTGCTCCCGGCCGTGGTTGGGTTGAAGTTCACGTTGCTCCACCGTAGGCGTTGGGGATAGGTGGAGGTCCCGGTGGCCAAGCCCGAGGCGTAGGCCGTCTCTTGGGTATAGGCCATTATCATGTTGCCCGACAGTTCACCGAGGAAAAGGCTACTAAGAATGGTGCCGGTATAGTTGCCCGCGCTTGGGGGCGTGGTGCCGGTGAAGGCCACGTCGGTGATGGGCGTTAGGACCGCGCCATCCCACGCGGACAGGTGCCCGGAGCCATTGGTGTAATAGAACACGCTCTGGAAGGTGCGCCACGCTACGGGATTGCCGCTGGAGAGTTGAGGGCCACCAAGGGGTGTCCAAGGGTTACGCCCTGCTCGAAGCGCGTCTTGGGCGTTGGGGACAAGCTGGAACAGGCCATTTACGGTGAAGGCGACGGTGTGCCAGATCAGGTTGGCGGACAGGAAAGAGGCCACACCCAAGATGGGGTTGCTGCCGTCAGGACCGGGCAGGAAGAACTGGAAGGCCGGACGCGACCGCAACTCGGCGTTGCGGAACGTACAGTTGTTCATCGCCGGGGTGAAGTTGGGGCCGATCTGATTTTCGGGGAACTGGACGTTCAGGCCGCCGTAGGGAACAGACCACGCTTGGGCTATGCCGCCGGGAGGGGCATCCCACTGAGACGGTGCGTAGGTAATTTCAAAAGGCTTGGACACATTCCTAGTCTACCGTAACTAAGACAATGCTGTTGGTCGGGATCGTGATGGGTGTAAATCCGTTTACCCAGAACACCTTGCCTCGGTTGAGCTGACCAAAGGTGCCGGTCGAGCCAATGGCAGACTGCCAAATGGTATTGCCACTACGATCCGTCAACAGCAAGGCACCGGACGTAACACCAGTAGCCGTTGATGTTGCCTGCCACGAGATGTCCTCAATTCGCACATACTGGCGATAGAGGCACTGTGCAATGGTTCCGCCACTCGACGCGGCCGTACCAGAGGCGATGGGGAACTGTGGCTTCAACACGAAGGTTGTGCCTCCCGACGTTCCGCTAATGAGATAGTAGAAGCCGTTGTAGGCAGTAAGAGTGACACCCGTGACCGTGAAGCCCAGAGGGGGTTCTACGCCCACCTCACTGGTATAAACGCTGGTGTTAAATGTCAAAGCGGCTGAAACAACAGTAACGGTGCCATCAGCGTTGAGGGTAATGGACGTACTGATGGCCGCCGTCGCCGGATCGGTCGAGGTAAACGACCAAGGATTTGATTGAAGGTTCGCCATCCGAACTCCTTACGAGTAGGTCAGAATTGCGTGATACCCCATCCCGTACAAGCGCACAGCGGACGTAGCCGCCGTTGCAACTGTAAACGTCAAGTTCAGGTTCGAGTAATCAATGGCCTCGTAGTTTATGGGTTGCACCAGCGACGTGACCTGTACATACGGCGTGAGGGCTGAGGTGGTAGCCGTCAATGGCAGGGTCAACTGCGTGGTTGGAACCACGATGGAGCTGGCATAGGCTACGTTGTTGGAGAACGTCACTCGAATGAGGGAAACGGTCGCCGAAGTCAACGAGGCCGTCTGCACCGAGTAGACCACGAAAATGTCCTTGAACGCGATGCCCCAAGGTATCGGAGGAGTGCCAAATTGAGGAGTCGGGAGTGTAGCCGTTGGTGTGGCAGTGGGCGATCCCGGAGTCAGCCCAGAGAATGGATCGCCGGGGCCTCCAGCGCCCGTGCCATAGATATTTTTGAACTCACTCGATGTTGGGATTACTCCAGACGCGGTACTGTACTGACCGGGATCGGACGGATAGGTAATGAATGGACGGTTGAAGTACGAACTATCCGACGCGAAGTTCACGGTCGCTACACCGGCGGTGTTACCCCAGTATGGGATGTTGTTGGCATCGAGCAGCAGAGCATACTGGCCAGCCGACGTTCCCACTGCCGATGGGGTGATGTCCTGCGGACCCATGAAAAACAATGCACCAAAAGATCGAGACATTACAACTCCTTAGTACAGCACATCGAGCTGGTCATTCTTGCGATCCGTCGGGTTCACCAGCTTGGGATCAGGTTCCAGTTCATGCCGGTAAACCGCGATGGCTCGGCTAACGTCGATGTCACGTTTGCCTATGATCGCAGTGTCCACACAGTTATTGTCGTAGCACACGAGGATGCCATTCTGCCACCGCATGTGCGAGAGCGGTTGCCGCACGCCACAACGCTGGCAGTCGTGATAGACATGGGTCCGAGTTGCACGCCACAGTGGCATTAGTTTGTAGCCCTTGGCTTGGTTGTACCATGCTGCTTGGGCTGGCGCATCGTAATCTTGGCACCATGCCCACCACCACTGTGTCGGCCCACCGTCATACCAGTGAGCATTGGGTGATGGGCAAGGCGGGTCAGGCGTCGTGGTTCCGACCGCTCCGACCACTTAGTAATGGTGCCGCAACTCAACGCGCTCTCCGTGCTCGGGGCCTGTCTGCGTGACGGGCCGCCTTCTTCATGGTCTTTTTGACCGCTGACTTACTTACTGCCTTGGACATTGGTCACTCCATTCGGGGGATTAGACAACGCCAGAATCGCCTGTATCAGCCCGGTCACCGCGATGATCAAGGGCTGGTATTTGGTGGGCACCACACCGGACAGGTAGGTGCCGACGCCAAGGGCAATGGTCAATACATGGAGTAATCCATGCGTGTACTTGCTCATACAACCTCCGTCCGGTTACGGGCCGTTGCTGCCCCAAGTCCCGACCCAAGAAGTCGCACCAGCCGAGAAGCGCTGGAAGGTGAGAACCTTGGTGGAGCGGGTATCGAAATCGTCGTCGTAATCGGTGTCGATTGGGTGACGGTCGAAGAACTTGAGTTGATGGGCGTCTTTCTCGGCCACCGCAAACCAAGCCGACTGGGAGGTGAGGTAGTGCAGGACGCGGAACTTGAGGTCCTCGCCGAGCAGTGAGTTCAACTCGTTGTCAGCCGTATAGGGTTTGCCGGGGGAGCCGAGAATTTCGCGGGCGATGAACTTGAGTTCGGGCGGGATCAACACATAGCGGGGCTTCACCCGGACGGGGATGCCCTGTGAGTCGATCATGCGCTCAAACTGGTTCACCATCAACTGAATCGCCGTGAAGCTGAGGTCAACGTCAGGCGACGGGCGGTTGGGGTAGGTGCCGGTGGCGTAAATCACGTTGGTCAGGCCGGGGCCAAGGTTGGTCGCGGCGATACCACCGAGTAGCGGGTGCTGGGTGTTGAACAGCGACACGCCATCGGTCGTGGTAATGGTCGAGAAGCCAAGGTTCAGAACATTGGCCGCGACCTGCTCACGGGCGAACATAGCCGAGCGGGCATGGGCCTTGGGTACTTGCTTGAGGATGCCATACTGATCGTCCTCGATCAATTCCCAAGTGGCGCGGGAGCCTAACGCATAGGTCAGGTGGACGTAACGCTTGGTACCACCCTGCACCATGTCGTCGTAAACGGCAGCCGACCCCTCTGGCTTTTCAGGCATAGCACCGACGCCAGCCATCTCCACTTCGTCCTCAAATGCCTGCATGGAGTTTTCCACATTGAATATGTGGGTGTATTCCTCCTCACGCATTTGGAGGTCGAGGAAGTGGAGGAACCAGTGATGGACACCGGGAGCCAGCGTTTGTGCAAATGTACCACGTACCATCATGTTAGTATCACTCCTGCCCTATTGCTAGGGCGTTCCGAGACCAAGGTGATTTGCTCAACCTGATTTCGACTTACTGCAAAACTTATCCGAGCAGGTTCACGTACTGTGGGATGAACTGGAACAGTACACGAGTTCCCGCGCCCGGAACATCTCGGGGGTCCAACGCGGTCACGATCACGGCAGTGTTGGTGCCGAGCGTGGTCTTGTTGGCGTCCACATACCAGTACCGTGAGTTGGAGTCAATGGTAAGGCCATAGGCTTTGCCAACAGCGGCGTTGGTGGGGGTAGCGGTGTTTCCGTTGTTGCCAAACGTGGCCGAGAAGATCACGTCAAGCGTCGGAAGGATAAATCCGACGCGACCATCATTGATTGGCTGGCCGTGGGGGATATTACGAGCGGCCGTCTCGTTTGGCACCTGAAAGGGCCAACCGGTGGTCGCACCGTAGAAGGACGCACCAAGACCGGTAATGGGCGAGAACGGAACCGGAGCGCCCACGCCGGTCGTTGCCAAGCCGGATGCGGCCTCGTAGCTGATGCCACAAATTGCCGTCTGCGCCTGAGAATATACGGTGCCCTGCCAAGCGGTGACGCCACCGTCGGCGGCGGTAATCATAACAGGAGTGCCCTGCAAAAACGACTGGGTCGCTTCTTCAATCAGCCGCATGGCGCGGAACTGGTTGCCGGAGATCGACTCAACTGGAATGATGGGGATTGCTGCAATGGACATGGTTAAACCTCTGCTTTATTCACTGCACCTTTCTGGCGCAGTTCCTCCACTGTCGCCCGTGTTTCGTTCACGCGGCCAGACTTGATGGACTCCCCGATCATGGCTTCCACGCTAGATTGCGATGGGATGAAAGGTTCGGCCAATCCCTTTTTGGCGAAGGGTTCCTCGCTGATAGAGGCCCGACGGGGTTTGTCATCAGCAAATACATTGCTGGATGCCCCTTCGAGTGAGACGCCCCGCATATTGGCGAATGTGTGAGCCTTCTGCATATTCCATTTAATGGCCGAATCGTACAGATCGGCCCTAATCTTCATAAGGATCAGGTCGCCTGCCCTGATCTCGCCGTCCTTGTCGTAGGCGTCACCGGCCAGCACCTCGACATCGTCATGGGTGGCATTGATGAAACCCTGCGACCGGCGCTGGCTGTAGATGCGTCCACCCTGACCGTCGCGGTTGACCCAGCGATATCGGTACTCGGTGTTCTTGACCCGGAGCGAACAAACTTCGGGGACCATGAGGGGACGGGCAACTACTGACTTATCGAACAGGAGAGCCACTTCGGGTGATACCGTTCGGGGAGCGGCGGGGGCGGCAGGTACGTTGGCATTAACGTCGGTGACGACGTTAGAACTTAGCTTGGTTGCAGCTTCGGTTGTGAGGGCCACTCATGACTCTTGTTCCCCTTCGTCACGAGTGCTTCGTTGACTTGCGGGCTTGATGCTTTCTGTTTTCTTCAACAGGACCACTCTACCAGCTTCGTACTTAGTAGTAATTTCACCGTAGAGTTTGTTGGTCACGAACTCACGGTGGAGCAGTTCCACAGAAGGATCAATCAAAGACATTGTATCACACCTCTAGGACGAAAATCGAGCCGGTACCACAAGTTGGGGACCCTTGCCCTGCGCGGCGGAAATCTTCTGTTCGATCAGGGCAACTTTGGCCATCTCCAGCATACCCAACTGTACGACCGGGTCGGGCTGGTTGGAACGGAACTGGACTTGGCCGGTGGCAGGCATCCACGCAATCTGAATCTCGAAGATTACGGGTATCTTGACATCTGAGGTTCCATTTTCCGCCATGCTGCTCCTATGCTACGAAGTGAAGTTTGGCCATGACTTTCTTGGCCTGATCGAGCGGAACTCCCATACGGGTCACGACCTTACGCTGACTTTCGGTGAGGCCATCACTGGTCGACTGGTCGGTGGACTCCGTGCCGGAACTGGCGCTCTCAAGGAAGAAGCCCTTGTCCTTGCCACCGAACTTCATGCCACCTTTGCGGGCGGCGCGGCCAAAGACCATATCCACGACGTTACGGATGTACTGGGGGTCGCCACGGAACACCTTGCCATCCCCCGTCACCAGCGCCGTACTGTCGACGATCTGGTCGATTTCGGCCCCGAACTGGGTCCACAACTCGCCATACCCGGCGGTCTCATACTCCCGCTTGATCCGGTCCTTGGTCACCCCCGCCTCAAACTCAAGCTGGCGAATCATCAAAGGGGTCATGCGCTGGGCGAACGCTGCGTTCTCGTCGTCCAGAACCGAGATCGGCTCGTCTGGTTTGGTGGGGGCCGGTTTCTCGCGGGGCTTCGTGTTATTTTCCAACGCGGTGAGGCGGTCGTTCAGGGTGGTCTGGAATGTCTTTTGGGACTCGACCAACGGAGCGAGGGCCTCGGCGATCAACTCAGCCGGGGTTTTCTCGGGGGTCGTGGGCGGATCGGGGTTGGCGTTCGCGGGATCAACTTTGTTATCGGGCGTTTTCAGTGGCCATACCATGGTTATTTCGTCTCCGTCGCCAACTTTAGAATTTCGATGACGCTGGCGATAGCTTTCGGCAATTCAAGGATATCCTCCATTGATTGTACAACACCCCTCGCCTCGTCACGGTCGCAGGGTTCTACGCCTCGGGCGACGGCGGTACGGAGGCCCTTATCTCGGTTGCGGCATAAGCCCAGCGCCAGCGCCTCCCATATCGGGCCGTGGAAGAAGCGCTCCAGCTCCTCCGGGGGCAACAGGGCCAGCTCCCGCCATGGGTGCCCCACCGGGGGCCATTTGCCTTCCTTCGCCAGCGCCACCCTCTGGGCCTTCGAGTTCAATTTCTGGGATGTAGATGTCGGGCTGTTCATATCCAAAGTCCTTTAGGATGCGTTTATAGAGCATTTCGGTGGCCAAGATCGCCTTCATAAACCACTGCTTCTGCTTGTCCTCGACCATGGGGTTGGCGATGGCCTGCATCAGTTGGCCGACCGCCGTGATGTAGCGCTGCATCAAACCGGCGATCATCATGCCAGTTTGTTTGTCGACTTCCCGGTTGAGGGAGCCGTTGGTCGACCGGATGGGGATGCGGAGCCGCTCCTCCTCGAAGTCACGGAGGGCTTGGGTGAGGCGGTCACTGTCGATGCCGAACATCTCCTCCCGCCCGAAGGTGCCGAACTTGCCGTAGAGGGCGGTCAGAGCCGAGCCGAGGATGGCGTGAGCGTGGCGGAACTCGGCCGTCGCAAATCCCACGACCGAGTTGTTCTCCTGCATCACGGCCATGGTGCCCTGCGCGGAGTACACGGCAGGGCGCTTCATCATTCCACCCGTTCCCGAACCGGAGACGGCGGGCGTGATTCCGGCGCGGCGGGCCACGAGGGAAAGGGTTAACTCCTCGTTCTTGAAGGTTGAGGGGTACACGTCCCCAACGGCAATACTTTCAATCTCATCCTTCTCGCCGATGAGGATTCCACTGGGGTAGAGTTCCATGCTTGAGTCGAGGGCGCGGGCACGGGGACTGACTCGAAGCGCACGGATGTTGGCGACGGTGGCGTTGTCGAGTCGTTGGTTGTGGGTGGTCGAGAGTTCTTCTTGGTAGTTTTCAAGGAGTTCCGCATAGCCATGCCCATACAGGCCGTTGGTGCGGTAGCCGAGACGCGCCCTCTTTACCGCCAGCTCGTTCTTGGGCAGGAAGTTGAATACCTTTCGCAGTACGGCTTTCTTGGAGCGGTGGTAGCTGTAGATCAGGCGATACTTGCGGCCCCGGTACCACCATGGGAAGTAGCACTCCCAGATGTCCCACTCGGCCGTCGATTCGGGATAGGCCGGTGTCGCTATGCCTTGGTCCTGCAATTCCTGTCGTTCGGGTTCGCGGGGGGCGGATCGGTCGGGGGAATACATGATCGAATCCACGACCTTCCTGTCGTAGATTTCGCGGTGGGCACGATCTTCTAGGTCGACCCGGTAGAGTTTGTGGCGGACGGCCACGAAGGCGGCCTTCTCCAGCGTTTCGGCGCTGGGGTCGGCCATCACGTCCTCATGGCGCAGGTTGGTGACGCGGGGACCGGCGTAGATCGTGGTCTCCTTACCTTTCCACTTGCGCGATTTGGCCTCAGAATAGCCGACAACGACGGCCTCGATCTGCTCGTCCACGGACAACTTGACAAAGGCGGTTCCCAGCTTGGAGGCGTCGGTGTACCACAGGGCCTCGATGGGCTGGAGGTTCAGCTCGGAGGGTTCAAGGCCAACGATATCCATGTAATCTTCGAGCAGGCGTGCGCGGTCCTCGTAGTCGCGCTTCTGCTTGTCGGACTTGGATTTGGCATAGTTGCGGTAGGCCCACGACGGATGGGTCGCCCACACATAGCCCATCACTCGGGCGACCATCGTATCGACGGTCTCGCCGATCACCTGAACGACGGTATTGGCGGCGTTGGCGAAGGGAAAGTTGCGGCTGGTCTCGGCCGGGGTGCCAAGGTAGAGTTTGCGCCACTTGGGGATTTTGGATGTGTGAAGTTCACGGTGCGCCACGTCCAGCCACTCTAGCTGCTGGTGGATGAACTTCTCGATATCGGCTTCCACGTCGACGCCAAAATCGCAATCGACCAGTTGAATCTTATCCGCTGCCATGAGACCTCAGATGACTACCCTGCCACACTTTGGCTTCGTCCTCGGTGATGCAGAGGCACTCCCACTGACATGAACATACCACCTTGAACTTGTAACGGCTCACTCCCTGCGGAGAGTTGCCGAAGTAGGGAACGACATTGGGGATGATCCGACAATCATGGTGCGGACCAAATGCCACCTCGATATCGCGTTTGCGTTTCATCGCGGCATCCATCTTGCGTTCTGTCACCACGTCGGCGGGGGCCGCTTCTTCGTTCGGTACTGGCATGGATCACCTCAACAACAACCGTCGTTACAATCGTCCCACTCCTGATGCTCCGGGGCCGGTTGAAACTTGGATGGGCCTTGCGAGGGAGCAATCTGCCCGTAACTGGTCACCTCCTGCAATCGTTCAACATTGAAGGTGTGATGGCAGAACGGGCAGTCAACTTTGTAAAGGGGCACGGCGGGCCTCCAGATAGTGGACATGGTCGTGCGCTGCGGCGTGGATTTCCGCCATCTCCTCATTGGGCGCGAGGGACTGGTGGCCGCAGGTACACACGACAAGATGGGTAAATAGGGCGTACTGGGTATCGTCGCCCATGTAACGCTGAATATGGGTGCTATGTTTGTTCATTAGTAACCGGTTACACGCGAACGGCCCGAGGCCCAACGCTGTTTCCTCTCCTCCAGTATACCAAGGATTCTTTTGGCGTGGATGGCATTCCACGTCTGGGTGGCATAACCAAGGCAGTCGAGCACGTCGAGGGTCGCGCCGCCGGGGTAGTTGTAGTATTCGTTGAGGAAAGGGTGCTGGTCCTCGCGGCACCAGAACCGGCCTTCACGAAAGAGGGGTTCAAGCGATTCAATGCGGCTCCTCTTAGCGTTGGCGGATCGTTCGGCCTTCAACTCCTTGATCGACATTTTCCAGTCGGAGACCTTGTTTTTGTATTCGACCGGGTAGCGGAGGAGGCGCTGGGCGGCGTTGACTTCAAGCCAGAACTCGTGCAGGTTCCACATCTTGCCAAGGCGGAATATCTCATTGATGAGCGCGTCGTAGGAGCTGGACTCGGCCCACACGTCGAGGAGGTAGATGCGGTCGTTGTCGGGATCGAGGCCGGTTACCACCACGCCATGGTGCGCCCGCCCTCGCTCCTCGGCATGGTTGGGGTCGACCACCATGGTTCGGATGAGGATGCGGGGGTCCACGTCCTTGATGGTCTCACCCCCGGTGACGCGGTGGCCGAGCCAGCGGCGGTCGGTCTGGACGGGGGAAGGCACCGGATGATAGAAGCGCAGCCAGTCGGGCTTGAAGATGCACTCCTCAGGGGAGACCGGCATGTTCTCGTACTGATGGCTGTAGAAGTAGGGGCCTTGGGTCGTACGGATTTCGGCGAGGGTCTCGATGGAGAATTCTTCGGGGAAGATGGGGACTCCGGCCGGGTGATTGTCAGGGCACTCGGCGGGATTACAGCCGCCGGTGGCACGGTGGGATTCGACCACGAACTGGGGCTGGTTCTTTCTGATCCAGCCGGAGAGGTCGTTCGGTGCCCACCGGTTGTTGACCACAGTCCAGTGGCCGTCTTTGTAGGACTCGAATGCACCGATGAGGAGGCGGTGGTAGTCGATGGTCTTGACCATCACCAGTTCGGATTCGAGGGCCTCCTTGCCGATGGTGTCGTCCTCCACCACGTCCCAGTAGTGGCGGGACTGGAGAGCGCCACCCACGCCGAGGAAGTCGTAGGTGCCCTCGCCTTGGGGACCCTTGAAGCCGCCACCCTGCTGTTTGGATTCACCGGTCCATTTGCAGTGGGCGTTGGGCATGACCTCGGGAAAGACCAGTTTGAACTGGGGGTTTTCCTTGTAGTGGTAGTCGAAGCGGAGGCCGATCATGGCTGCGTTATCAAGGACTTCGGAGACAATGAGAGTGCGGCGCTTGGGATTATGGGTCTCTCGCATCCACCTGATCCAAGAGTCGTCGTAGCCCAGCTCCCGCATGGCGGCCTCGTCGGCGTCGTTGAACGGGAGGGCACGCCAGATAGTGCGGCCCTCCGTCACCATGACCGTCTTGTAGTGGTCGCGTGGGGCCTCTAGCAGATAACGGGGACGGTTGGTTTCGAGGCGGGTCAGGATGGGTTTGTGGAATGAGCTGGTTAGCTTGTCCCGGCCGAGGGTATATTTCTCGAAGAAGTAGAGGGAGCCGAGGGAGTTCAGGCGAATGGCCAGCTTGTACTTTTCCTTCTCGTGAGGGTCGGGAATCGGGATTGGAGACCAGCGCATAGTAATACTAAACTTATGCCTTCTATATTTGGAGTAGTATCTCTTACTACTAAATGGATATGTGGGGGCCGAGTTTTAGGAGACCTCGGCCACCTCACTCTTGCCTCGTAGGTTGCGGAGTTCGAGCTGGCCTTCTAGGGCGCAGAGGACCTCAGACTCGTGGAGGATGCGGAGGGAGACGTTCTTACCGGCGCGGTTGAGATCGACCACGTAACCGGCGAAGTTGGAAAAGAGGACCGAGTCGCCCGGTTTGAGCACAACGCATTTCTCCCCTATCGACATGATCTTGCCGGTCGTGGGGCGGCGCTGGGATTCCTCGGTCACCACGATGCCCCCCTTAACCACGCCCGTTCCCGAGCACTCCGCACATTTGGCCCCCCGCACCACGGTGGACTTGCCGGTGCCGCCGCAGCCGGGGCACTCGTAGCCCGATTTGAATTCGTCCTCTTGGATCAGAACGCGGTCGCCGAGCGCCCAAAATTTGAGGGTGCCGAGATCGAACGTTCCATTTTCTGCTTTCACTGTTGCCATAGGTTTCTCCTTAGATCATTGGTTCAAATACACTTAAACGGTAAAGGCGTCGTCGTTCACGTTTCCAGCGAGGGCCATGGTCTGCTTTCTCGTCGGCGGTGGCGAGGTGGCACATTTCGTGGAGGAGCGTAATGTCGCGGGCCGACTCCCATCCCCGCAGACAGTCGTTGATTCGGATACAGATGGGTTTGGGGCCTCGGTGACGGAAGTAGCCCATCTCTGAGATGCCCCGCTCGAACCTGACGGAGAGGTGGCGGGGAAGCCGGTTGCCGAAATAGATGCGATTGTATTTGGCATAGGCACGCTGGAGGCGGGTCATGGCTCCATTCTACTGGACCCGGTCACGGATGTAGTGTTGCGTTGCAAACACAGGACCTACCACCGAGAGGGAGGGGCTGAGTTTGAGGAAGGTAATGGTGTCTAGGCCAGTAAGTCCAATCACTGCAAGCGATTCGGACTTCATCGGTTCATGGGAGAAGGCCAGCGCGGCCCCCATGGTGGCGTGAGCTGCGAGGAAGATGGCCCACGAGCGGCGGTTGGGGCGGCCATAGAAGTGAAAGAAGCCTGTCCGATGGACTGGGTAGTGGATGGTGAGGTCATCGCTCGGTACTGGTGGATAAGTACCGATGATTCGGTACAGCCATAGGGGGCATGGGTGGCCGTCCGGCATCGTGCAGGGAATGGTCATTGCCGTCGATTGGGGGCGATTTGGGGAGGGATTGGATGGTGGGGCAGGGGTTTGGGACATGGAAAGTGTCGAGAGGGCTAGGAAGGCCACTATGAGCCGGGTTGTAACCATGATCGAAAACTCCCTAAACTATTGATTTTACACACTCCCACACCTAACACCCTCCCTACCCCCCTTTTTCCCCCCTCCCCTCGGCCAAAAGCATAAGCGGAGGCCGCGAGATTTCAGTCTGTTCAGAAATTTCAGTCTGTTCAGATGGTTCAGGCATTACAGGAGGGTCAGTCTTGACAGAACGATCAGAACGTTCTAACAGTTCTCTCGCAATAGAACGGGCGCGAGATATATCGTCTGCCGATATATTCACGTTCATACTAGTTACTGTAATTTGTTGGGCAGGTTTACCATCGCGCATAGACACTAAAAACTTGAGTGCGTCTAGCAGCACCCTATCGTCATCCGATGCTAATACCCTGCGCCATAGCTCCCGTTCATTGGCAATCTGCGATAGGATAACTGCGGCATGTAATGGAGTTACATCGGCTCGTGCTGCTAGGAATCTAGCGTCCATGTCTACAGGCTTTCGTCCTGCGCCGTGCCGATGTCCCCCCCATGTCCCTTTATCGGCTCTTGATTCTGTGTCTCCCACATCTTGATTATATCGTGGAATCAAGTGGGCTGTGGGATGGCCCTAGCAGAGGGATTACAGGCGTTTACAGGCACAAAAATGCCCTAGGCCGTAGCCTAGGGCTAGTGTGTCAACGTTGCGTGCTAGGCAACTTGTTCAGTCTTGGGTGCCTTACGTGCAACCTTTGTTGCGGCTTCCGCTGCGGCTTTCGCTGCGGCCTCCGTTTCTTGCGAGTGCCGTAACTCTACCATCGCATTCTGCCCAGCAGCGTCCGGCGAGATGGCAGAATCTTCGATTGCAGCAAACGCTGCCATAGCGCAAGGTGCACTCTTAGCTTCCAATGCGCGATATGCCACTACTACAAACTCCGTTGCAAACTTCAGGTTTGCAGAGAGTTTGCGGTTACCATTTAGGAGCACCTCAAACCGTGACCGCGCGGCCTTGAACACGTCCGCGATGTTCGCTCCTTTGTTATTGGCGTTTCGTTCCGCGATGACCTGCACCTCTCTTGCCCAATCGAGACAATCCTCGTAAGAGGTGCCCTTCGCAGGTACTGGGTGCTTCTTAATTCCAGCAGTGTAACTACCTGCCAGACTCGGAGCCTCACCGTCCTTCCCAGCAGCAACTAGGCCGCGTCCGCCACTAACCGCGATGATGGCATCTCTCGCGGTATCGTTTGGAATGGCCACTGTCAACACTGTGGAATTGCGAATCCAGAGGTAGATGGTAGAACGTTTCAGCCCGAAACGTGACCACACCTCGTTTATGAGGCGTGCGAATGGCTTCTCGCCGGACTGTTCGGACATCTTGCTCAGCAGTTCTCCGCAGGCGAAGGAGTTGTGAGCATTCGTCATAACAGACTTGGCGAGGTAATCGGTCCCTGTCTCGACTAGTTTGCGAGCGCTCTTGGGAACCTCTAGCAGAACGTTGCCAAGAGCCTCCTTCCATGTCGCGGCAGGAGCTAAGGTCTCCACTTTCTCAGTAGCCTTACCTTTGCCCTTGCTCGTTTCGGCCTTAACTCCAGCTTGCTCCATCGCGTCTTTTATTGTACTTGCCATATGTTTCATTCTCCGCTCGTTAGGTGAGCAACTCCATGTAGGATGATCCTCTATCCTTGTTTCGATCATACCGTTTACAGGCGTAGGATGCAAGCACAAAATCCTCGCAGGCACAAAATAATTCGCATGTTATAGATAACAAAGGAAATATAAAAGCGAACAGATGGCGAAGCCCTACTAGATTGATTAGGATTATAGACTCACAATATATCCTCCTTCCCTTCGCCCTTCGACATTCCTTCGCCTCTCAGTTCATAGTTCAATTCAATCTTCAATTCAATGCCCAGTTCAATTCCCAGTGCATTATCATAGTTCACTCACTGAACTGTAATTCTGAACTGTAAACGTGCAATCGTGTACAGCGTAAACTAATTACTCTCAACCGAGATTATGCCCTTGCTTTCGACTTCCCGATTTGATACACTGGTTATGATGGGGAGGAGATAACAGCACTTCCCATACTCCACAACACAATCACGACGACGACCACGAGGACGACGAAGGAGACGACGATGCCGCTACGCGCATATGTGATCTTCAACGAACGAACTCGGCAGTTCTGGAACGTGACCTCCGGCATGTGGGGAGACCGCTCCACCGCTACTGAGTTCTGCGAATGGTCATGGGCCGATCACATCAGCACCCACATCGGCGAGTTCAACGACCGCGACCACGCCACAGTTTTAACGCTCAACGTCTTGGAAATTGACCAACGACGCTTCTATACCGTGCTGTAAAGGAGAACTCCAATGATCGCATTCACCGCGCTATTCATCTTCGGTATCCTGCTATGGATCAGCGACCACAAATTCTGGGGAACGGCCTGCTTCATCGTCTCCCTGTTCATCCTCCTCAACTAACCCTCCACCCTCCTAGTACGTCACGGAGGGGGTAGGCTATCAGCTACGCTCACCATGCGTGAAAGGCATCATGCCCCGCGCCCAATGCGTTGCGTAGCATATCGTCGCTTTGATCCGACGACTAACCATAGGCCCACTACCTCCCGCGTGCTGTACTACGAGGACAACCATGACAATAAAAAGTATCGTTGCAGCAATCGAGCGGGCGACTTGGAACAAGTTGCAAGCCAAGGCGAACCGGAAACGCAAACCCTATCATTTCCAAGCCCGGTACGTGACGATGAGCGCTGCCCAGACGCCACGGCACTGCTACCTGCACCCCAAAGAGGCGGCTGTGGCTTGGGAACTGAACACGCAGGACGCCAGCTACAAGCGGCCAGTGTGTGCTAACTGTTGTGCATGAGGTACAACTCCATGACGACGATGACAATGTTCCTTCTGTGTTTGGCCATCGGCATCTACGGAGTGCTCATGACCTTCGTGCTCGTGTTTTTCAGCATTTGCAAGAAACCAACTCCACCTTACGAGGTCGACGACACCGATGAAACCGAAGATTCAATCGACGAGGATATCCCGCAAGACCGCAGCCTATGAGGCGCTCACCATCTGCCGCCTCCTCTACCCTTGGCGTGCCATTCTGACGCCGCGCTCCCACTAACTGGAGGGAACCATCAACAATTAACCGCTAAAATTGAACGAGGAGACAACCCAATGTACGACGATGAAACAGTCAATCGCTTTGTGGAACGTCTAGCCACGCAGCTAGAACGCGGTCGCGCTGCCGACGACCTCAGCACCATGCTCAACCACATCGACGCCCTGCTCGACGCCGCTCGTTGGGAACCCGCCGACGAATACGAGAGGAGGCTACGATGAGCAACCGTACCCTAATCGAACTCAACCATGACTATTGCCCCACCGACGAGAACCTTATGGCGTGGGCCAAGGCCATGCAAACCTATATGCGACAACTCAATCCCGAACGCAACTTACCCGATGGTGTCAGGTACGTTCAAATGAGACATCATAGCGACCCCACATTAAGCGGGGAAGAACTAGCACGGAGGTTACGCTAATGCTATATCGTACCAGTCGCTCATATAAATGGACGCCCTACGACTGGGCCATGGCCGCCTTCCTCGCCCTCATCGGCATCGGGACCGCGATCTGGCTGTTCGACCTGTTCGTTGGGATAAACTAAGGGGAGGGTAGACATGCCGAATAAGATAAAGCCCGATAAGTGGATGCAGGAGGCGGCGAAGGAATGGATGGACAGCGTTTTTCAGGTTATGGAAATTGACCGTTTCGCAAATCAAGTTGAACGGTTGGCTGTGATCATCGCCGCGCACGCTCCGGCGGCAGTCCCGGCTCCAACATGTCCAACGTGTGGCTCGGCGGATAGACGAAAATCTAAATACGGTGGGCCTGCTACTGGCACCCCAGCGCCTCAAGAAAAGGAGAAATAACTTATGGAAGAACATCGGCATTGCGTGCTTTGCGGGCAGCCGGTATTCGGGCGGCCGAAATTTGTGAATCTGGCGGAGCTGTCCACCTCTGCCAAGCGGTTAACCAAATTTGAGCCTTCGGAAATCGTGTTAGTCAAGCGAGTTAAGTTTAAGGTACGGGCTGTGCTGCTTGATCCTCCCGTGCTCGTTCTTGCGCCGGTCTCCCCAGCGCCGGAGGGAAAGCAGATGGCTTACGAATATACGCAAGAGCGTACCTTTGTATTTACCGAGGATGGGATCAAGATGTTATTGGCAATCCGCGATAAATCTAGAGAGCTTTTGAAAATTGCGGGAGCCTTTCGCGAGCAGGAAGCTATAGCCTGTGTGTCTGGAGATTCATGGCACATATTGGCCTGTGTAGATTATTTGGTGGAGCGCGGCGAAATCCGCCGAGTATGCGCGAATGGCGCTCGCCAGCACAATGTTTATGTGGCAAACTGAGCGCCGGAGGGAAAGCCATGAAAGTCAATCGTCCGCGACAAAGAGGTATTGGAGGGCATAAGGCCGCGATGACTAGCACCGACCGATGCCCGACGTGCGGGAGTTATGATCGCCGCGTGTATGTGGAGGGGCCGCCGGGAAAAGCGTGCTCTGCCCCTTGGCGGGGAATCGGACAGCATGATAATTGGCACGATGTATGCCCGAAATGTGGAGGCCGAGACTGCGCCTGCACGCTGCCGACCGTCATGCAGGAAACGCCCGCCGCTAACACGACAACCGTTGCGCTTCGCGGCCCAGAGGAGCAGTCTGAGACAGGACGGGTAAAGCTGTCTGGTGTCCAAGACCACGCGGGCAACGCTCAAGTAGTCGGAGGCGGACTTATGCGCGAGGCGACCGAAGAGGAACTCCGCGCCCAGAGAGCGGGCTATGTGAAGGCGGAAATGGGCACGGACAGAGACGAGGACAGAGAGCGGCAGGAGCACGCGGGCAAGCCGGAGGAAGAAATGACAGCGAGGGATTGGCACGATTTGCCGATAGGCGCATGGTTCTTCGCAGATAATCCCGAGTGTACCAATCGCTACTCGGTCCAAGAAAGAACGAGCGGCGGTTGCACACTTGTCTGTTCTACTTCTTGGCATCACGAGCAGGCCAAGCGGGACATGCAATCAATCGCGGAAGTTCACAACGATGCCGCCCGCCTCAAGGCCGAGCGGAACGAGTTGCGATCTTGCCTCGATGACGCCTTCGATGTGCTGTTCAAAATCGCTACCGTGGTAGAAGGTAATGGGCAACTTCCCGATTTAGTGGGGAAGCTCAAGGCTGAGCGGGACGCCGCACAGAAGGAACTGAGGCAATCCCGCCATGAGTATTCTGAGTTAGCTTCTCGCAAACTGTGGCAGGGCTTGATGGATGGCAGAGACATGGTGAGAGAGGTCGAAGCGCTCAGGCAGGCGCTGCGGGAACGCGACGATTTACTTAGGGAGGCTTTGGATTATCACAACCAACTTTTCGGAAACTGGGACAGCGGTAAATTTGTTAGAACCGAGCATCATCCCGCTTGTCCATGCTGGCGGTGCAAGGTTGAGGCTCTCGCTTCCCCAGCCGCGCCCGCAGAGGAGAAGAAGTCATGTTGAAGGTTACGACCACCAACTCGGTTTACCTGATCGACCTAGACGCCAAAACGTGGGAGCGCATCTCCCATATGCCCTCTACGGTTCCGGGGGTCCGCGACGACGCGCCCCTCCGCACCGAGCATGGTGTCTTTGTCGAAATCATGTCCTGTACCATCGGCAAAGGCTTACTCATGATTTGTCCACCCATCAATCCGCCCTATCACCGTGTCATCTGGACCAGCGACATCACCGCCATCGAGATAACAAACTAATCACCACTAAGGAGAACCACATGAAAAAGCTGTTGCTATTGCTATGCCTACTCTTGGCCGTCACGACAATATCCAACGCCCAGACGGCCGCCTGCACCGCTGCCGTAACCTCGGCCGGAACGCCTCTCGCTACCGGCCTCACCACGCTCACCTACACCGACACCACCGTCGTCGACGGCCAATCCTACGACTACATGGTCACCGCCGTCGATCCGTTCGGTTATGCCTGCTCGAACATCACCACCAATGCCGCTATTCCATCTACGGGGACGCATACAGTCGTGCTCACTTGGGTCGCATCGACGACCAGTGGCGTGACGTATAGCGTGTTTCGGGCGCAGACACCGACGCCCCCCAGTACATTGGCCGTGGTCGTGGATTAGTCCCCTATTGCCATGAATCCAGAATTCACAACCCGCGAGTTGCAGGTGGCCCGCCTACTGCTGGAGGGTTGCAGCAACGCCGAAATAGCCGACCGTCTAAGGCTAAGCAAGCGCACCATCAAAGCCTGCATGAACCAGCTATTTCTGCGATTCCAGATTCATGATGGCATCAAGCGGGTCAAACTGGCCGTCCAGCTTACCTACCCCATGGTACAGGCGGCCATCCA